CAGCTATCGCGTTGTCGTGCAGGTATGATATACAGCACTAGACATTGTTTGCCTACGCTGTGCAGTATAGGTGTCTTGAGCGTGGTACCAGGTTGGTTGTTGCACAGAGGTTTATGCCTTCACGCGCAGGGTTATGAGTTTAAGCTTGCCTTGCCATGCCTGTCGATTGCAGGCGCAGGGGAAAGAGGGTAGATTCTTTTTGGCAGAGCCGGGGGGAGGGGCTGGATTCGACCCGGGTGTGGTGGTGGAAAAAGACGGACTCCCTCACTCAGAGCCATTCTCTCTTAAAAATCTCACTCAGCACTCTCTCTTAAATTTTCACGCTCTCTAAATTTTCCAATCAGCAACTCTCCATCATCACCATCTGTCTATTTCCAATAAACCGGCATAAACTCACAGCCTTAAATCTTTTTAGTTTTACAAACTTGTTCGTTCCAAAAAAAAATATACAAAAATATTTTCCTATATACAAGAAACCGATACATAACACATGCTTTTAGCCCTTTTGACCCCTTATAACATATATAGAAGTCTTGCAAAAAAAAATTATAAAAAATTTCTCACTTTGACTATTACTGATAACGGTTGATACGACACTATAAACCGGGATAAATTTAGATGCCTTTAGGACAAAGAAATTCCAATTTTGACCATTACTGATAACAGAAGGTATAACTGGTCGCATCGGCATTATTTTTTTCCAGAAAAAAAAGATGCTTCCGAGAGCGAAATAAATTAGTCAGGAAATGTCAAAAAAATTCTCGAAAAAAAATTCAAAAAAAAAATCAGAGAAGCAAGTGTATACGTTAAAACAATACGATTCAGATAATCAAGGCTGTCAGGCATCTCGCAGGGTCTTTATCGCTTTACATTGTGATAAAAATACCCGGTATTTCCCATGCTTTCCCCGGAATTTCCCGTACGAGCATGGTGCGAAAACACCTGATTCCTGATTCCTGATTCCTGATTCCTGATTCCTGATTCTAAATATATTGTGCGTTTTGGGAGATTAAAACATCCCTTGGAATACGAAACGCCAAAAGACGGGTTATTGCTCTAGGATGCCCTAGGAGCGAAAGTGAATTGAAATACGGTAAGTTATACCTCTTTTGAAAGTTACATAGCTAGGATTTGATTGTAGATGGGTTAGGGGGGATTATATGGCTGATTTTAATGCCCGTCAGAGGAAGTTTGTAAAATTCTACGAAGGAAATGCTACCGAGGCGGCAATCCGGGCGGGATATTCAAGGGCTTCGGCAGGCACTATAGGACCTCACCTTATGAAAGACCCTGAGATAGTCAAGGCTATACAGAATAGGGTACGACCTATAGAGGACAGGGCTATTGCCACCCGTGAGGAACGGCAGAGGTTTTGGACTAACGTAATGTTGAACGACAAGGTGGACATGAAGCACAGGCTGAAAGCGTCAGAGTTGCTTGGGCGTTCGCAGGCTGACTTCATAACCGACAGCGAAAACATAAACGTGAACATCAAGATGGGGCTTGTGGGACTTCTGAAGAAGATTGACGGAGGCGCACCTGTTTCACTGCAACGTGGGGAGGTCGTGGATATTGGCTCATAGCAACATGGAGATAACATGCGGCGAAACGGTCATACCTGACCTGCCGTCTGAACAGGTAGAACAACTGACGATAGAGATACTGAAACGGCACAGGGAGGACCCGGTCGCTTTCGTGAAGGAGGCACTTGGAGGCGAACCTACCAAACAGCAGGAACAGCTTCTCAACTCAGTCAAGGGAGAAACGTCGAGAACGGCGGTAAGGAGCGGACACGGTACAGGAAAAAGCACCTCGCTCGCATGGTGCATTATATGGTTCCTCTGCACCCACGATGACGCGAGAGTGCCTGCTACAGCACCTACCGCTCACCAGTTGTCTGACATTCTATGGAACGAACTTCGCAAGTGGATTGACCGTCTGCACCCTTGGTACAAGCAGTTTCTCAGGCTTACAGACGATAAACTGATAGTGATGGGCAGTACGTCATTCGCAGTTGCCCGTACATCCCGCAAGGAAACGCCGGAAGCATTACAGGGATTCCATGGGAAGAACATGCTGTTTGTAATTGACGAGGCTTCCGGTGTTCCGGAGCAGATTTTCGAGGTAGCACAGGGCGCACTTTCAACACCGGGCGCACGAACGCTGATGACAGCTAACCCTACTCAGTTGTCGGGGTTCTTTCACAACGCTTTTTTCAGAGACAGAGACAGGTGGACACGGTTACAGTTCAACTCGGAAGAAAGTCCTCTGGTCTCGAAGGATTACATCAAGTACATGGAGGACACGTACGGGCGGGACTCGGACATATTCAAGGTCCGTGTCCTTGGGGATTTTCCCTCCGTGGCGGTCTCGCAGTTAATTTCGCCGGATGTGGTCAGTGCGGCGGCAAGGAGAGCCTACAGGGTTGACCAGTACAGCCACATGCCTAAGTGCCTTGCGGCTGACGTGAGTTACTTCGGGGATGACAGGTGCGCCCTTTATCTAAGACAGGGGCTTGTCGCTCAGGAGGTATGGAGTGGCTACAACATCAACACCCACGATTACGCCATGCTGATAGCAAGATTCTGGCGGGAACTTGATGCCGATGCCTGTTTCGTTGACCTCACGGGGTGGGGCGCAGGCGTGTTTGATACATTGCAGTCACTGCATTACAAGCCATCCCCGGTAATATTCGGCGGCAGGGCTGATGACCCTGACAGGTTCATCAACAAGCGCATAGAGATATGGTACAGGATGAAAGAATGGCTTGAGCAGGGGGGGCAGATACCTGATATCAAGGACCTTCATGATGACCTGTGTGCGCCTGAATACTACTACACCACGGTCGGCAAGATGGCACTTGAGCGAAAAGAGGACCTTAAGAAACGTGGGTTCCCAAGCCCTGACAGGGCTGATGCCCTCGCCATGACATTTGCCTGCGAGGTTCAGAGCAGGGATTTGCAATACATACCGGGGCAGAAAGCTAAGGTAAAAACAAAATATGACGTATTCAACAGAAAGAAAAGGAGGAATTAGCATGTGTTTTCCAAGCACAGACGTAAAAACACCTGAGTTGCCTATAGAACAGGGGGCAGACGAGGTAAAGAGCGGAGCGTACAAGCAGGCTAAGAAAAGACGTGGATACCAGAGTACCGTGTTCCCAGGTCAGCCTACGGGTGCTTCCGGTTCAGCTAGTGGGGCGGAGCCTAAGAAAAAGTTACTGGGAGAGTAGGGAACATACATGCCGTTCCCCATCACACTTGAAGAAGCAGAACGGCGAGCATCCAGCATACGCACCGACAGGGAATCTTGGATACCGGATTGGAAGGACATCAGGGACTACATGCTCCCGTACTATGGCAGATTCATAGGAGACACGCCTAATGATGGCAAACGCAAAGACCATAAGATAATACAGGACGTTGCGAAGTATTCATTGAAGGTGCTGTCTGCGGGGCTTCTGTCAGGTCTTACCTCTCCATCCAGACCTTGGTTCAAACTCGGGGTTACTGACCCTGCTCTCATGGACATGTCAAATGTCTGTAGGTGGCTTGATGAGGTCGAGAAGCGCATGTATGCGGTGTTCGCATCGAGCAACTTCTATGCCGAGTTGCATAAGATGTACATGGAACTTGGCGGGTTTGGCACAGCATGTGCCGTTCTGCTACCAAACTATGACGATGTAATAAGGATGAGGGTGTTCACGATAGGTGAATACTCGCTAGCACAGGATTCAGACCTGCGTGTTAATGCAATGCACAGGGAATTCCAGATGACGGCAGACCAGATATACGAGGAATATGGCGAGAACTGCTCTGATGCCGTCAGACAATGCCATGAGAATAAGCAGGGTGACAAATGGTTTACAGTGAACCACCTTATCTGCCCTAACAATAACATAACTCCGAATAGAAGGGATGTAAAGGGCAAGCCGTTCCTATCACTCATTTGGGAGAAGGGTGCAAGGAAGGATAAAAACGAGGGGTTCCTGAAAGTCGAGGGTTATGACAGCTTCCCGATAATAGCACCTAGGTGGGAAGTTATCAGCAACGACACCTACGGCAGGGGTCCTTCTTGGGACTGCATAGGGGATGTCAAGATGGTGCAGGACATGCGGATAGACAGCATGGAAGCACTGGACAAGATGATTGACCCTCCTATATTCCTACCTTCCTCGATGAGAAACGAGGATATTGACCTCACTCCGGGTGGCGTAACGTTTGTTCCTGCGAGTGATGCAGGCGGCGGGGCACGTGCCGTGTATCAAGTCAACGTTGATATGACCAAGCTAGAGTACAGCATTGAATCTGCTGTTCAGAGGATAAAGTCTGCGTTCTACGTTGACATATTCCTAATGCTACAGCAGGTAGCTGACAAGACAAAGACTGCCTATGAAGTAGCAGAACTCACGCGGGAAAAGATGCTGATGATGGGTCCTGCGATAGAACAGCAGGAAGATACCCTGCTCAAGCCTGCGATAGAGCGTACGTTCGAGATTATGAACGCCGCCCATCTTATCCCTGAACCTCCGAAGGAGATACGGGGAAGGAACATAGAGATTGAGTATGTCAGTGTTCTCGCTCAAGCACAGAAAGCTGTGGCTACCTCAGCTATCCGTGAATGGGTTTCACTGGTTGCAGAACTCGGGGAGGCTTTCCCTGAAATGCTCATGAAGGTCAACGCTGTCGAAGTGGTTGATGAGTACGGCACACTGCTTGGCATACCCTCAAAGCTTATCCGTTCTGACGATGAAGTGGCGGAAATGCAGGAAGCACAGCAGAAGAAGATGCAGGCTATGCAGACCATGCAGATGGCACAGTCGGGTGCTGAAACGGCAAAGACACTCTCAAAGGCAGATGTTGGCGAGGACAAGAACGCATTGCAGGCAATCTTCGGTGATGTGGGGGTGTAGAAACTCAGGTGGATATTAAGGAGGTATACGGATGAAACACAGTGACCCGTTGGCGAAGGTGATTTCGCATCACGTCCGGCAGAGAGAACTTATCGAAATGGCTGATGTCCTTTCAACTAAGTCGGGCAGGATGTTTGTATGGAGGATTTTAGAAAAAGCCGGAGTTTTCAGGGGTTCAATGGATGGCAATATGTCATGGACAGCGTTCAAAGAAGGTGCTAGGTCCGTTGGCTTACAGGTCTACGTGGACATAATGGACTCATGCCCCGGCAGGCTTACTGAAATGTGGCAGGAAGCTAAAATACAAAGACAGGAGGATGCAGAGTATGGCAGAGCAGGAAGCACCGAATAAGGAAACAACGGAACCTGAGGGGCAGGTAGAACAGACCAAAGAAGAAGAAACAAAAACTGCTGAACAGAAGTTAGAGGAAACAATGAAACAAAAGGAGGAAGCACCCAAGGAAGAAGGTGCTGACCCTGATAAAAAAGAAGAAACTGCCCTAGAAATTACTGATGATTGGAAGCCTAAACTGCCTGAGGGGATGATTCTTGACGAGGCGGTGTTCAAAGAGGCTAAGGATTTGCTCAAGGAGATGAAGCTTTCTCCTGACAATGCACAGAAGCTGACTGATTATCAGATAAAGATAATGCAGGACATGCAGGAAACAACGTACCGTAACTGGCAGAACAAAATCAAAGAGTGGGATGAAGGGATAAAGAACGACCCGGAGTTCAAAGACAACTTTGATAAGAAAAAAGCCGTTGCCGACCTAGCGTACAACGAGTTCTTCACGGCGGATGAGAGAGACTACCTCACCAAACTAGGCGTATCAAGTTACTTATTCCGGGCTTTGTATAAGGTCGGATTAAAGGTTGCTGAACCACAAACTGTTCCAAGTGGTACAGCCAGTGGACAGAAAGCAAAATACAAGGACTCATTTGAAGGGCTTACGGGCTTATTCGGTGAGACAAAAAACTAAGGAGGAATAAATAATGGCAACAATAGGAGACAAACTCAATCTGGTTGACCTAGTTAATAGGCTCGATCCCGACCAGAAAGTCGCACCGATAGCCGAGATTCTCAACGAAACTAACGAGATTCTCGATGACATGATTTGGAAAGAGGGCAACCTTCTCACAGGGCATCGTTACACGCTTCGTGCAGGCATCCCTTCACCAACGTGGCGCAAAATCAATCAGGGTGTCATCCCGAACAAATCAATCACTGAACAGGAAGATGCGGCTTGCGCCATGCTTGAGGCTTACAGCGAGTGCGACAAAGAACTCGCCGACCTCAACGGCAACACAGCGGCTTTCCGTGCATCAGAAGCGGCAGGACATATCGAGGGTATGTCTCAGGCTTTCGCCAAGACCCTGTTCTAC